CCATCACCCATCGTCTGCCACTGTTCCAAGCTGACCATCCTGCGCTGTGGCGGTGTCCATTCAGTAGATTGGCTGTTAAACGCCCTAGGTTGCCCACTGACGCGCTTCGGCTTGTTTTTGGCATCTCGCATACACCAGTTGCGCCAGAACGCCTGTACGTCGACATATGCGGCTTTATTGCCGTTTTGCTGATCCCACATCCTGATTGCTTGTAAGACCTCACCACCATTTAGACCTTTGTCAGCAGCATAGGCCAAATCCTCATCAGATGGCGTCCAATCACAAACTTTGGTTTTTCTATTTTTATTATTTATTGTTTTATATTGTTCGGGTGACATATAGGTGTCACCACTAGGTGACAGAGCTGTGTCACTAGGTGACACTGTGTCACCTGCTTTATTGCCCAATGATATGATCTGGTATCTGTTGGTCTTGTTTGGTGCTTTATCGACCGCCAATAGACCCATTTCAGTCAGCTTTTGCACTTTCCGCATCACAGTGCGTTCGCTGCAACTTGCCGCGATTGCCAGCCATTTGATGCTTGGCCACGCCACATTATATTCATCATTGTAACGGTCACTGATGCCGATCAGCACCAGCTTGGCAATACTGTCACCAATGTTTTGCTCTAATGCCCACGATACTGCTTTAATGCTCATCGCTTATTATCTCCAATGTTAGTGCCGCATAGCCGATGATGTCCAATAGGCTATCAACGTGCTTGCAATCGCTGTTTGCCAGCCGTGACAGCTTCATTGAGATCATCATCGCCCCAAACTGCTCCGGCATTATATCTTTGCCAGCGATCATCGACATCATCTGGCTTGTCTGTGTCCAATTTTGCCGCAGATCGCCGTAACTCTCGCCGCGCTGCTTCAATATCGCTTGCACATTTTCCAATGCTTTAGAACGGTTCACTTAACACCTCCAACACCTTAAACTGTTCAATCGGCACTTCGGCCATCAACCCATAATCGCGTTCAATCCCACGGTCGCGTCTGCCGCCAATGGTCGTCAGGAAATCCACATCGAAATTGCAGTAACCGACCCGATCCATCCAGCGCACGATCAAAAAGGTGGGTATGCCGGTCTCAAACGCCACTTGCCGAGCATATATCATTTTGTGCAGATGTATCAGTGACGTTTTATAGCGGTTCATATTAAACGTGCGGCACTTGATTTCCGCAAACGCGGATATGTTGCCATCACGCAGCAGCGCGAAATCAAGCTGACAATATTGTGGCAATTTGACCGGCGTGACCTTCCACGTTTCGGCCACTTTCGACATCGTGATCATTTCCAGCTTTAGGTTTTCACTGGTTTCCATATCACCCCCCGTTCGGATCGTATGACAGATTGTTTGGATTAAACGGTATGATGTTGTGTTTGTTGCGCTTGTTCTTGCAGTATTCCGCGCGGATCACGCCAAGCGGTTCAACACCATCTTCGATGTGTCGCGGATAAACGCGCACCTCGATGCCGGTCTTGCCTTTGAACAGGTGTATCGTCAAATCTTTAACGTCGATCCAGCTTTCCGCCGACAGCATCGTATAAGTGCGATCACCGATTGTTTGATAGCCATCATCCATTTGCCAAGATCTCCCGCGTCACATAACAAAACGTGTCAATGTCCATTTCACACGCATATTTCCAGTCGTGCTTTTCAGCAATGTCACCGGCCATCACGAAAAACGTCAGATATGTCAACGCTTGAACCGGCACCCTTACCCGCGTTTTTTGTCGATCCAGCCGGTAAAACAGACAAGGCATTTTATCACCGCCAGCATATTCAGCCGCCGCGCATACCTGATCCCACCACGAATTATCAACGCCCGATTTTCGCCTCTTGCATTCCAGAACAAAAGGAAAATCGCAATCATTAGTGACCAGATCGCCAAGGTGTTTCTCACGCGTCTGATCCAGTTCACGCACGAACGTGATACCAAGCTGGTCATATAATTCTCTTGCAATTTCATATTCATAGCCCTTGCCTTTATTGCGGCTTTTTAATCCAGACATCGCTGCCCCCGTTCGGTTGGTTTCGCACATCATTGCCGAAATGCAATTAATCTGTAAAGCGGAAATTTAAGTGTTGCAAAATGTGACTGCGTGGAATACGGTTGCGGAATGAAACGGGAAATCGGAAAAGAATGGCGTGACGCCGACCTGACACACTTATCTGTCAGCCAGCTAAATCGCACGCCAGCATATTGGATTTACGCATATCTGTATCTGCGTGATGATCGTAAAAATATAACTGTCGGGGAAAACGCCGCAGTCGGCACAGCAGTGCATAACGGCTTGCAGTCAATCGTCTGCCACGGTCAGGATATCACTGATCAGATTTTGGCTGCCCAGATTGCGTTTGATTTCCACGATGCTAATCACGATGACGTAAAGCGCGAAAAATATCGTGACTGCATACCGGATATGATCCGCAACGGCATCGACATATTGACCGAATACGGCTTTACAGGTGCTGTCGATGAAGAACGCATCGAAACGTGGCTTGATGGTGTCAACGTGCCTTTGATCGGATTCGTCGACTTGTTGGTGCCTGATACGATGTTTTGTGAAATAAAGACCAAAGCACCGCGCAAAACAAAGCTGCTGAAAGATGGCACGCAGGGTTGGGCAAAAGCCACACTGCCAAAAGCACCGGAAAAAGCGCACGTTGCACAAGCAGCGATTTACCATTACGCGCTGCAAGTGACGCCATCGATCTGTTATGTGACCGACCACGATGCGGTGATGTTCACGCCATTCAATTGCGATGAATTGAAAGCCGACGCATTAGCTGATGCCGTTGAAGATATGCGGCAAAAGGCATTGATCCGGCAGAACCTGTTGCGGGTTAGCACAGATCCGAAAGTGCTGGCCAGCTTCACTGACCCAGATTGGTCGCATATGTATCAGTGGAAAATCGAAACCGAATATTTAGAAAAGGCGAAAAAACTATGGAAACTGTAAAACTCGACAAAGCATTGAGCGATTTCCGCAATGCGGCAACGCTTGGCAAATCTGGCAAAAACCCGATGTTCAAAAGCCAATACAGCACGCTTGGTGATGTATTATCTGCGCTTAACAAAATATCTGACTATGGTTTGGCGTTTAAGCAGTATTTCAGTGACGATTGTTTGGTCACAACTGTGTCGCACATCGAAACCGGCGAAAAGTTCGACAGTGCCATACCGATCCGGCCAGAAAAAAACACACCGCAGTCATACATTAGCTGCGTGACGTATCTGCGCCGCGCCAGTTTAATGACGATGTTCGGATTGAATGCCGATGACGATGATGGTAACTTGGCATCTGGCAATGGCGCGTCTTCCTCCCGTTCGCAGCCTATGTCAAAGGCACCGGCAGTCGCACCCACTACGGCTGTCGGTGCCGCTTCCCCAAACATCGAAAAAGAATTGCAGCAGTGCAATAGCGTGCGTGATGTCAACGCACTTTACACCACTCTGGTGCGTGCGCGTGACGTGACACCAGATGAAATCGAAAAAATGCGTATTAGAAAAGAGGAATTGAAATGAACGATTATGATGATACAAATCGCGGTGCGATCTTTAAAAACGACAAAACATCTGACAATCAGCCAGACTATACCGGCAAGATCAATGTCGATGGTGTCGAAAAGCGCATTGCATTGTGGATACGGGAAAGCCAAAAAGGCACCAAATATATGTCAGCCGCTATCAGCGACCCACAGCCAGCGCAAAGCCAGCCACAGACCCAGCCGCAGGGTCAGCCGGTAACATTGGCACAAGCTGTTGATGATGCCATCCCGTTCTAAAAAAACAACGCGCCGGATGCCGCGCCTTGAGCGTTGCATCTGGTGTGAAAAAGATGTGGATTTAAACGGTTACGACTATGTGTGTGACGGCAGCAAACAAGTGCTGCACGTTGACTGCTTTAACGACAGATTGGGTATAATAAATGCAAATCGACAAAAACATACCGCTGCCACCTAAACGGCACGCAATCAGATCAAAAGCTGTGGCCTTTGTTGATACGATGGAAGCGGGTGATAGCGTGCTTTTTGATGACGTTCTGGATGCCAACAGACTGCGTGACGCGCTGCGTTATCGCGGCATCAAAACGTCAATGCGTAAAGGTGACGACGGGGTGCGGGTTTGGCGGCTATCTTAGCCGCCTTTCTTTTTGTTTTGGAAACTTTCCA